CGGCTAACTTTTTGGCGTTCTCGCTTTCTGCAAACGCCAAATCACGTTGCGCACGTGCCAAACGTTCCGCATCGTCTGCGGCTTTTTTGGTTGTCTTTCGCCCGTCCTCCGTTGCGCCGGAAACCTTTTTCAGAATCTCTGCCAATTGTATTGCTTCGGCTTTGATATTTTTCAGCGCATTTGTATATGTGTCCGAAAGTTCATCCAATTGTTTTATCAAATCTGTAATCGAATTATCCGGGCTTATTAAATCCGAATATTTGATTGGGTTGTTATTATCTGCCATACGCCGATTATTTAGTTATTTACGGGAAATTTCCCGTCCGTTGCATTTTCTTTTCTCAAATGTGTAATTTATCGCCTAAAAATAAAAACGCCGGAAATCGCCTTATTTTGCCCTTTTTTGCTTGTTTGCTTTTTTGGCTTGTTCCTTGATATACTCAAATGCGTTGTAATATTCCAAAACGGTAAATTTCTTTGGGTCAACATGCAAATTTTGGGACAATATCAAACACATATTTTCAAATTGTCTGTCATGCCTAATTTCCACGCTTTCCGACCCGGTAAACGTCTGCGGGTTGAAATAGGTTATCAACTCCGCCGTAATGTCGTCAATCTCTTTTGCGTCCGCCTCGGTTGCCCGACCGTCTATTATTGTGCGTAATACAACAATCGTTCTTTGTTTCAATTTATCGTAATACTCTTTCAATGTCGCATCATCGAACAACCGGGGAAAATACAAACGCAATTCATCGTCTATTTTTTTTTTAACCGCTTCCAAATGGGCGGTTATCTCTGAATTTGCAACGTCTTTAAAAAGACTCATTGTTTGTTGCAATCCATCATCTGACAAATCATTTCGGGGTTTACCATTTATTGATTTAACCAACACGGCAAAAGCCAAATGCCGGGGGGAAACCTCGGATTGAATGAAATATATGTTTTGGCGCATATTTTCCAACTCAACGGTTGCCATGTTTGGCGTTGGGCTGTTCAAATAACGTATTACCTTTTCAATATGTCGGTCAAAATCCGATAAATCAGAACCAACCCCGGCGTCAACCAAAAGCATTTTGTTATACTTGTGGAAACGCAACATCGGCAATTCGTCTATACTATCATACAATACAACATTATGTTTATTTATAATACATTCTTTCATATTATGCCCTCCTAAAACTATATCCTTTTGCGGTTTTCCTTTCCCCTTTTAAGCATTTACATATATTTTGGTGTGATATACCCAACTTCATACCAGCGATATTTATACTTTCAAATATTTGTATATTATCACCTTTTTTGCATATTATACGACAACTTCTCCCATGTCCTTTTCCACTTTCACAATATCTATAATCTCTTATTTTACAACGCCCTAAACTATCTGAATATTTAATATTTTCAGATTGCGTACACCATTCTAAATTATCAACGTTGTTATTAAGCGGGTTACAATCAATATGATTAACATTAGGCTTTAATTCAGAGTTAATAAGGAAATGCATTGCTACAAGTCTATGAATATAACACCACCGCTTACCATTAGCGTTGTATAATGCTACCGACAAATAACCCTTATTTGTTATTTTAGGTTTTAATATTCTACCTGTTTTATTTTTTACATTACCCATATTGCTAATATAATATGGGTAATCCTTAATTTTTACATATTCTTCATTCATAGCAAAACACGTGTTATCATTGTACTACAAAAGGGAACGCCCAAAAATACGGGGTTCCCGGTAAATATCAACGCAAAGAAACAAATCAAAACGCACGTCCACCACGACAAACAGAAATCGCAATTAAACATCTTTGAAAAGAAATCGTTCCCGTGGGTCTGTACCCATTCAATGACGCCCCATTTGCGTAATAACGTCAGCACAAAAGCCGCTATTAATGCGACAATAATAATGTTATAAATAAAATGTTCCATATCCTACAATTTACATGTTTCTCCAATACTCAATTCGCCCTCAAACCGGAATCCGCCGAACGGGTGCATTAAAAATTGGTTGTCTATTTCGTCCAAAGAAAACCCCCGGTAAATGTTTTCCGCCAATTCATAGACTTTGTTTATTTTATAGCCTCCATGACGCAACCAAAACCCGCCGTTTAATACGTCCAATATTTGACGTTTTAACGCCTCTTTGTTTCTGTTGCTTGCTTCGTTGAAAATCTTTCGATAATCAAACCAAAAGATAATCGAAAACGCCGTTTTTATCCCAATATCAACGCCGGGTTCCCAACTTATGTTTTGCGGGTCGTCAACCCAAAAAAAACAGAAATTACCAATATTTGCATCCGGCGTTACTTCCATATAATCGTTATTGCCGGAATAAACATTTGGCGTATAATATCGCTTTTGGTTCCCGTTGTATTTAACAAGTCTTTCCGCCCTGCCAAACGCATAATCCAACCACGGCAAATTATCAACCAATCCGTTTTGAATGTTCCCAATAATCCGGTCTAACAATTCCGGGTTGTCAACAACCGGGGCTTTTACCTTATTTGCCATAAATTTGTTTTTTTGCTTCGTCCATTAAATCCGGGAAAATATATTTCCAAATCAATATTGAAATATTTTCGTCGGTTAAACCCAATATTTGACGACCGTATTTTTTTATTAAATCCTCTGTTTTAAAGTCAGACGCTTTAATTTCAAATTGTTTGTCGCCAACCTCTAAATAAAAACTACTTTCAAAATCTCCCTCATCCCGTAACGTTACCCGGTTTGTCGGCTGTCCCTTAGCCTCTTTAATTGCGATTGTTACGGGGCTGTATGGTGCATAATCCGAAATTTCGACGCCCAAACGGTTAATACCTTGTTCAAACAATTGTTCCTCGGCGTTCAAATCAACTATATATGCCTCATTGTCCCATATAATGTTTTGTATTATCCGCCCGGACGTCAAAGCCTCGTTGAAATCCGCAACCCTTTTTCGCAAATCGGTTATCCGTTTCATAAATACAACTTTTACATGAAATTATATACAACTTTCCCTTTGAATTATATAATTACACGGTTCTGTATCTTACCCCACGGTTATTGCAGGCTAAACAGATACGGTCTAACCCTTGCGTATCTATTTGCAACGCCTCATAAGACTTTTTAAGGTCGTAACCTAAACCGCCGGGACGAACGCCGGACGTGTTGCCGTCCAACTCATACAAAATATCCATCCGGGTTGCGTTTGATTGATTGCGGTTAACCCTTACGTTGGGGTTCATTGCCAACGTCCGCAATGCAATTGCAGCAACTTGTCTTTGTATTACCGTTTGGAAAATCTGCCTTTGGGAAATAATGAAATCCGTTAAATCGCATCCAATAGTAATTTCGCAATTTAGCCCGTAATTTTGGGTTCGTGTGTACATCGTGTATGCAATATCCCACAACTCCGGGTATTCTGCGAACGTTTCCGGCGCATTATACATAAACGGCGTTACTTGCAAATACTTTGTCAATTCTCGCCAAACCTCAACGGAACCAATGTTGCACGTTCCGCACGGCTCCCGGCTCCAATCCTTTGATACGTTAATTGCTTCCATTCCGGCGGGTAATTCGTCTTGATTGTAGCAAAGGAACCACGACCCCCCGGCGTTGTTCTTGTCGCTTATATACGGCAAATAACAATCAGTTAACGGGAACCACTGAAAACCGCCATTTGTAACGGTAAAATTCAAATCAAAAGTCTTTATTGGGTCTATCTGCGACGAATGAAACAAATACATTCTAACAACCCCGGTTCCCCCGGTCATTTGCAAACCTATCTTTTCAATTTTCGCCGTCACTCCCATTGCACGAACCGGGACAATTTCAAATCCTACCAACTTATGATTGTTTTGCAACGTCGCCCGTATGCGTCCGGCACCATCAAAGAACGTTTTTCGCTCCAACAAATTACGTGTTTCTTTATCCAACTGCTTAATCTGTGTAAACGTCTGTATTGCGGTCGCAATTCCGTTTCGGGTCATTCTCTCCAAAAAGTCCGTCAACATATTATACGGTTTCCAATATGGGTTTCCGTAATCCTCCCGGCTGTAATCATTATTAAAATCGCTTGCCGTTGGTTCCTCTCCGGTGTTGTCAATTTTAGCAATCCAAACAATACCGTTATGGCTCACTTTCTGCCCGGCTTTGTACGGCAATATCATGTTCCATTCCGGGTATTGCAGCCCCCAATCATCCGGCATAATCGCCGCCATATTATCCAACGTTAAAAGCGGGTGCGCACCTTGAAAATACAACCCACTTTCCGTCTGCGTTAAATTGTCGTCTATCGCCTTTGCCGGGTCGTATGATTGCTCCCACCCGCACACATTTTTTAACGCTTCGCATATTTCATTTATTCTTATCATAAAAACGCCCATTTATTTCCCATATTAGGAATTAAGATTGCAATAAATAAGGGGGCGGGGATAACCACCCCGTCCCCTCGGTTAAATAATTCGTTATGCTCCGGCGTTATGCGCCCGCACCTCCGGCGGGAAATTCCCCGGCGTTGGTTACATATACAGGCATACCCAAAGGTACATTTTCCGCACGTGCTGCAATCTGCGCTTTGATAATCGGATTTGCAACGGTTGTTGGGTTGCTGTTGTAAGCAATTACAAACGCAACGTCTGCGCTAAATCCAAAATATTCTTTCACGTTGCACGTCATATCGGCACTCGCTGCGCCTGCTGTCTGTGACTGGTCGCCAACTGCTGTGTAATAGTGCGAACCAACGGGCAAATCAATGTACGGCAAACGTACAACGTCCCATTCGTGGAAATTCGCACGGGTGCGGTTCAACGCCTCACGGTCAACACGTGTTAAAACGCCAACGTTACCATCCTCTACGGCAAAGAATGTGCCGTTTTTGCTAGCTTCATTTACGACGTTGTTTGTATAATGGAACACTTTATTTTCGTATTCCATACGCTTGTTTACGTCGTTATAAATACCGTGCTGTGCCAATTTTTTAATAAGGCTGTCAATTCCGGCGTTACCTACGACGTGAACCAAACCCGGATAACAATTTGCACGCATAATCGGGTTAATATCGCCCATAATTTCGGTTGCCATCTGCGTTGGAACCTCAATAACGTTTGCAGCGAAATTGTAATTCAACTTGTCTTTCAATACTTGGGTTTTTCCTGCCTCCAACGCTGCAACGGCTGCTTGGTCTAACGAATTTGCAAACGCTCTGCAAACCTTTTCCATTTTGCGGTTGAAATCGTGGTCATACGAAATTTCGTTGTTCATATACAACGTTGGCACCATTGTAAAGCCGACGGAATATGTCGCCCAAACCACGGTATAAAGTGCGGACGTGTTTTCATCGTCCGGGATAACACACGTACGAACGTTGCTAACCGTAACGTCGCCATCGTAATTGATAACCGGAACTTGTACCGTATTTCCGATTGAGGCAAACGCACGTTCACGCAATTTCGGGGACAAAATGGAATTTCCGGCGTTGGTCTGTTCAATGAAAAAATCTAATGCGCCATACTCGCACGGGCGGGTCATATTACGGTCTAACTCCGGGTTTTCTACTCGCCAATTCTGTAATCTTGTTGCAATTAAACTCATAGTCTTTTTATTTTAATTTGTTATTAAATGCGGGTTTACCCATTACCCGGTTATCTCTCCGGCAATTTGTTAATACTATTTTCCTGCCAAACCTTTCTCATATCTTCGTCAAACTCTTTGGAACCTACCGTTTTACCTTGCGCCATCAATTGTTTTGTAATAAGTTCGTACGCCTCTGATTGCGTTTTGGCTCCGCTTACGTCCAATGTAATTCCGCCGCCTCCGGCACCGCCTGCGGGCGTATTTGTGCCGCCTCCTGGCTGTTGTCTTTGCTGCTCCAATACTCCCATCGTTTCCAATTCTTTTGTCAGCAACTCGGCGGGCGTGAATGGGTTCAACTGATTGTTTGGATTGCGCATAATTGCGCCGCTTGCATCTTTGAACGCCAAAACCTTTCCGCCGTTTCCGTCGTCTATATATTCCGGGTTCATGCCTTTTACTTTTTCGCTCGCCTGCGCCAAAATAACCTTTGTTACGCTTTCCGGGAATCCTGCTTTGAATTTAAGCCCGGCGGCGGCTGTCTGCAATGCGTTGTCAATTCTTACTCCGAACAATTCTTTTTCGTGGTTTGCCTTTTCTTCCTCATACTTGGTTGTCAACTCGGTAAACTGCGTTGTCACGTTCTGCAAATCTGCTTTTGCCTGCTTCAATGCTTTCACGGTTTCCGCATCTGCCGCACCTTCGGCAATTGCCTTTTCTAAACGGGCTCTTTCCTTGGTCAATGAATCAATCTGCGATTGCAGGCCGGTTGCGCCATCGGCTTTTGTTTTCATTTCCCCCATTACACGTTTTGCGTAATCATACGTTTTTTCGGTTCCATTTTTAGCGATACCGGAAACCGCCAAAATATCGGCATCCAAAGCCCCGTAAATTTCGCCCGTTTTCTTGGCAATAACGCTGTTTTCGTCATTCTGCGATAATGCTGTTATCGCTGTAATCTGTTCGTCAGACAATCCCGACAAAGCCGCATTTGCAACTAAAATTTCTCTCGTTAACATAATATTCTTACCCTTTGAATTAATTAAGTGCGATTGCTTTTACTGTTCCGCTGTTTGCGTTAATAATATCAATTGTGTATTTTGGGGAATCCTCGGTTGTGTCAACCAACCAACTAACAACACGTGCATGGCTGATTATCTTTTCAACCTCTTTTGTTACCAAAATAACGTCGGTAATTGTTCCGCCCTCAATACATTCAATCAACTTTTTCTTTGTGTCGCCGTCCAATGCTTCGGCGGTTGTGGTTACTTCAATAACCAAATTGTCTTGCTGTGCAATCTGTGCCATATTCGTAATTTTTAATGGTTAAACATTCTCGTTGTTTTCCGGGCTATCGCCTGCCGCTTCCTCTGCTTCTGCTGTTTTTTCGGCTTTTGGTTTTCGTCCGGCTTTCTTTGGTTCTGCTGGGATAACTCCGGCGGCTGTCAGTTCTGCAATAATTTCGGCTTTCATTTGTTCACGTTCTGCCGCCTTTGCTTCTGCTGCCGCCTTTGCTGCTGCTTCTGCCTTTGCTCGTTTGCTGGCTTCAATCTTTTCTTTGTTCGCTGCCTCCCAAACGTTCGGGTCGTGCATAATGTCAACTTTATAACCCATTTTTCGCAAATTGTGCAATCCGAATGTTTCAAAGAACTTTTTTCCGAAAACCTGCATACGTGGTCGTGAAATTCTTTCGCCCGTTTCTTGGTTGAATTTTACAACCTCAATACGACAATGATAAAAACTTTCTTCCCCTTTTGGAACAATGAAATTTTCCGGGGTAACGTCCAACAATCCGACGTCCTTTGTTTTACCCTCTGTTTCTGCTTTCACTCGCATAATCATAAATTTTTTTTGTTATTACTTCAATTTTCTTGGAAAATGGTATTTGGCTGCCAAATTCCAAAACGTTTGTATTCTCACGTTCAAACCTACGCACAAAATTAGCGAAATTCAATTTAATGCGCAATTCATCCTCGGTAATTAGCTGTTTTTCGTACAATTCTAATACTTCCGGACGTGTCAAATGTCGGTACGGCTCCAATTCTGCCAACACTAACATACGTTGCATTTGTATTGGGTCGTGTCTGTACTCCGTTTCGATAATCTGATTTTGTAGCGCATCCAATTCCCCCTCGCTTGCTCCGCTTTCTTTCGCCATCTTATAACGTTCTCGCAATTGGGTTGCATCAGACAAATAAAACTCGGTGCCATAATTGATTTTTGCCGAAATAAACATTGTTCCATAACGCAAACGGCAAACGGTTTCGTCAACGAACTTTTGCGCCGCCTCAAAGCCTTTTTTTACTCGGTTTAATACCGTGCTTTGGCTTTCAAAATTGGCTTTAATTTGCTGTTCATTTAATGCTTCACGGGTTGTTATTTCCTCGTTGGTACCAACAACCGCCGTAATTATGTTTGTACGCAACCGTTTTTCCTCGCTAACGTTATAATCCAAACTATTACGGTCAACGGTCAACATCTGAACCGGGTTGCGCAAATCCGGCTGTTTGTCGCCGTCCGGTACCGGAATTTCAATGAATGAACCAACCCCGACAATTCGTTTATCTCCGCATTTCGGGCAACGCATCAATAAACCCGCTTGGTCTAATTTATAATAGCCTTGTTTATCTTTCAAAAACCCGCCGTCGCAATAATCGCCGTTTTCGCCGTTCGTAAAATCGCAACTTTGTTCATATCCGGAATAAATCGGGTACGACCCGTACATATCCAAATTTTTCTTTGATAAATGATAAAAAAGGAACCAATCTAAACTTTCCAACTCGGTTGTTAACGGGGACGCCTTAACGTCCGGTTCTCTCAAACTCAATGGTTCGTTCCAAAAAAAACGTGCTGGGCAATATCCCAAATCGTGCGGGCTATCAATCAGCAATTCGCCAATATTGCCTTTTTCCTCGGTAAATACCCGGTATCGTTCATCGTCAATTACGGCAATACGGTTGTCGTCCTGCCGGAATATTATCCAACGCATAACGCCCGTTGTTTTGTCTGCCTTGTATGAAATAACGTGTTCTATTGGCAACCAATAAAAGTACGGTTGCGGGTAATTATCGCCGGGGGATTGCTCTTTTGGCAAATCAACAATTAATACGCTGTTAATTTCGGTTTTGAAATATTCCCATCCCTTTGTGCTCCAAATTTCGGGTTCTTCCAATACGTGTTGTCTGTAATACTCCCAATCGTCCCTTTGTTCGCTGTTCATAAACTGATAATTGAACGCCGGGTTACGACCGTCAAAAATGCGGCTCAACTTATCAAAACAAACGCCCGTTACCTCGTTTGTCTTTACGGGGTAACGGAACAATGTTTTGAACACTTTGAATTTGTCTGCGGGTATAAGGTTTGAAACATAAGCCAAAAAATCGGTCACGGGTTGCGTAATGTATGGCGTCAACGCCTTTTCCGCATGAAATCGTATGCGGTTTTGGTGGTAAATCGCCCTACTTATCGCCGCTTTGTTCCGTGGCTCCGTTATCTGCTTTTTTATTTCTCTTATATCTAAGCCCATTTTCTTTGTCAAATTCAAATTTACTATTTTCCGGTAACTGCCAACCGCCGTTATTTGGCATTTTTAAAAGTCTTTCGGCGTGGCTAACTTCAAAATCTCGTGTCGTTTTCAATGTTTCATTTTCCAACGTCACTATTGTTTGTTTACCCTGCTGCATTTTTTAAGTCTGTTAGCGGGTTAAAATCTTCCGGTACGATAATAGCCAAATCATCCGACCAATTAGGTAAAAACGTCCATTGTATTGCGTTGCTATCGGGTGCCTCAAATCCTCCCAATGTTTTATCCCCGATAAACAAAGAACGAATTGGAATAGGATAATGCATTGTTGCTATTTTCGGGTCTTGCAATGCACCAATTGCGCCGTTTTCATCAAACAAATAAACCCCCAAATTTTGGGAATCGCTTTCACATTGCAAATCTTTCAATGCTTTAATCAGTGATTGCGGCATTTTACGCATAACCGCCGTAAATGGGGTTGGCTCACGTCCAATAATTTCTTCAATACCGCCCAACGTTTCGTTTCCTCCGCCGAACGTACGGGGTGCGCCTGCTTCTGCTGTCGGTGCTTGGATATACGGGGAGACAACAACTTTCGTGTCGTCCTCTGCCGATAACAACGGCGTCCATGACGCTTTTTTCCCAATACCCGCCGTCGTGGTAAATGAATTTTTTTCTCCGGTGCTTTTATACAATCTCTGAAACGCTACTTTCTGAATCTGTCCGAAACTCTCGGCACACGTAAAGTTTGGAATGTTTGGCAACGCTGCTGCTGCCGGGCATTTACAAATAGCCATAATCTTAATTTTTTAACGTTAAAACTTTTGTTATTATCTCCGGGGGCTAACCCTTTGCCCCATTACTTATTGCAAAGTTATAATATTTTCGGCTAAATCCTTGCATATATGAAATAAAATGCTAATTACGACGTTTAATTCCCCTTGTTGCTTGGCTGTATGGTCTTGTATCGCCGTCCGCCAATTCCTTTTCATATATTCCGGTCAAACCGTCCTCCGGGTCGTCATGCTCATTTGCTGGGAAATCACGCAAAAACCCGGTTACGTGTTCATGTATCTTTGGGAAACGTTCCTCCCATCCTAACGGCATTATGATTAGGGCGTTGACGCTTGCCGAATTTGTTATAATGCGGCTTTCCTTGTTGGCACCTTGGTAAAATGGTTCGGAAATCGCTTTTATCTTTTTACGTATCAACTTTTCAAACCCGGCACCGCCGTTGTTACTTTCAATCCATGCTTTTTGCGTTCCACAACGGTTTATCATTTCCGGGACGGTAACGGATGTTACTTCTGTATTTTCCTGCGTAAATACCATGTCAGTAATTAGCGCATACAAAATCGGTTCAAACCGTTTCTTTTGTTCGTTCCATGCCTCATTACCGGATTTGTAAACGTCATAACACGCCGAAAATGTAAAGTCGTCGCCCTCGTCTGCCACGTCTGTATAATTACCACTACGCACGAACGTTCCCCATTCTGATTTGTCAACGTACGTTCTGAACGGGTTCCGGTACAATCTACCCTCTGCGCTTCCGGGGTTTCCTTGGTCTAAGCATTGAAATTGTATTGGGTCTAACGCTCTTTCACGCTCCAATTTTGCCCGGCTGTGCATACTCTCCCATAAAGCCGCCCCCGGTTCCCTTGGGTCAATCTCGTTTGGTTCCCCGGTTTTCAACGCTTCAAAGTTTATGCGAACCCATGCACCATCCGGAATATTTTTAATGCTGTCCCAACTTTTAATATCAATAATCTTTTCGCCTCCCTTTTCAATCTTACCAATCAAATCTTCCTCATGCCATCGGGTAAATACAATCAGTTCTTGCGATTTATTGTGCAAACGCTTTTTTACAACGGTCGTGTACCATTTCCACGCCGCATTGCGTACAATCGGGCTGTTACCCTCTGAATAATCTTTGTAAACGTCGTCCATAATCATAACGTCAACGGTCTTTGACGTCAACGCACCGCCACGACCTACAACACGCAACGAACCCTTATGCCCAACCATTTCTATAACGTCAGAATTTCGTAAATACGTGTTTGCCATCGTTACCACATTTGAACCATTCAAAAAGGTTTTCGGAAATATTTCCCGATATTTTGGGGTGTCAATTATTCTTTGTACGTCCCGGTTAAAATCCCTTGCAATTGTGGCGGCATACGAACCAATACAAATTTTTGTGTCCGGGTTCAATCCTAACATAAAAGCGGGTAATTTTCGGCTTGAACCCTCCGATTTTCCGTGCTGGGGCGGCATTTGCACAATCATTTTTTTTATTTCCCCGTGGGCGAACTTATCCAATAGCGTATAATAAACGACGTGGAACGGTTCCAAAGCCAAATCCGGTTGCATGTACCGGGCAAAGTTTATCAGCCTATGGCGTGCCGCCGCTTTTACTATCTCGCCGGGGTTGTTTTTCAATGCTGCATACATTTTAAGCAATTGTTCTTTATCCATTTTGTTTAATTCTTAAAAATAGACCATATATTTTTGTCTTACCCCCGTATTTTTTCTGACTTAAAAACCGGGAATCTTAAAAAACAACCAATTTATTGTTTCATTTTCCATTTGTCGCACGCTTTTTCCGAACGTATTATACTGCGATTTTCGACAAACGGGCATTTTAAACAAATTGGTTCCCGTCCATATCCAAATTTGAATGGTCGTAATAATATTTACCCCAACCACAATTCCCGCACGTGTGTACGGGTTTCGGTTCATCTTTTTTCTTGATATTATTCTTTGTTGTTCGTACCATCGTCAATTACTCCTTTTTCTGCTAATTGTTTTTTATATTCTGCTGTTTGCAATTTATCGGCGACCGCAAACAACAAATCCTCCGGTATTGCGGCAACATCATATTTCGGCGCATCGCTATTTGTATTTTCTTTCAATCCCGGTATATCAACTTTTATTGGCGCATCAAATCCCAACATCTTTGCCCGGCGTTGCTGCACATTCAAAAGCAAATCCAAAAACCGGGGGTTTCCGGCGGACGTTTCCGTTGTGGTTTCCTCATACCCGTAATATTCCGGGTTGTCGCCATCCTCCAACACTTTACGGGGCTTTGCGTTCTGTCTGTTTTTCTCTCGCAATTTCCCGGTCTTTGAACGTTCCCACGCCTCCCACAATTCAACCTCCATTTTATCCAACTTTCGCAATTCCTGCGTAACGTAATCGTCTATATTTTCCATACGTTCACGTTTCCACTCAATTAGCAATTGTTGCATATCCCAATATACCATTTGTTTTGTTATGGTATAACCGACGCCACGCCGGGCGTTTTCCTCATTCAGTCTTTCCGAAATCTCCCTATACGTGTAACCACGTAAAAACAGATTTGAACAAAAAGCCAAATCAAACTCCCTTTGGTCTTTTGTTCGTTTGCACATTTTCGGGCGTCCGCCCCTTTGTCTTTTACTCGCTTCCATTTTTCAAACCTTTTTATAACAGCAAAGCCATTTACTTTGCTTTCCTCTCAAACGTCGCTTTCCCTTTGCTTGTTATGTTCGGGGAATTTTCGTTTTAAGCGGGTTTCGTTTGTTCCTTGATACTTTTATTGTCTTTTGTATTTTCGTCGCCCTACGGGATTTATTTTGGCTTTCTTTCGTTCCGGTACCTAAACGGCAAAGCCCCGGTTATAATTCCGGGGCGTTTTTTATTCTTTTTCCATTTTGTCGGTTTTCAACAATGGGTAAATACTTGTTACCCTAACTGACGGCGTACCGTCCTTTTTGTCAAACCTAACTTCATACGAAAAATTGCCGTTGTGTTCTGCCTTGATAACTTCTATCTTTCTGGGCTTTCCGTTGTATTTTATTCTATCGCCTTTTTTAAACGGACAATTTTCTGTTATGTAACTTTCTGCGGCTTTTTCTCTTTCCTTTCTGTTGTACTCCAAAGCCTTTTGTTTTATCTCGGCTAATTCTGCCATTCTTTTTACGTATGTTTCTTTATCCATAACTTTATTATTTTTCTGTTGGTAAATCTACGGTTAACAATACGGGTTGCAATGGTTGGTTAAACGTCAGCATTGACAAATGTATTGTTCCGGTTTCTTTTACTCTCTCCAATTCCTCCGGGGATAACTGCCATTTGGTAATTATAATCCCCTGCGGGTCGTTTGGAACTTTCATTGCTGGCAACGGAATGTATTCCGGGTCTTTCGCAAATACTACGTTCACGCCGGGAAACTCAACGGGTTTCATTTCCGCCCTCCTTTCTTGGCTTCTTTCTGAATCTGCGTTTTCTTTCGGGTACCTCTATGCGGTGTATCTCAACACATGCGCCCAATGTCTTTTCCAATACTCCGATAACGTCTTTTACTTCCTGCGGAATATCTTCCAATTTCTTTGGCAACGTTGCCTTGCATTCGTTCTTTACAAAATCACAAATCGCCTTTCTTTCTTCTTCGTCGTTTGTCTTTCTCATTCGCTGAATCAGATTTGCAATTGGCTGCGTTCTCATAAAGTCAGCACATTTAAAACGGTCTTTGCAAATATTGCAATCATCCGGGTAATTGTGTTTTGCATCCTGCGAACTCTTTTCGTCTGCCTTTCTAAATTCGTGCCATTCGTCACGGCGGGCGATTGCTTCCGAAAATACCGCCATTGCATCAATACAAACTTGTGCCAAAATAAAATCCGGGGTATCTCTCATTTCCTTTTCTAAACTGTGCTTATTAATAAGTTCGGTTAGTTCTTGTTTAAAATCTTTTTTCATACGCTTAAACTTCTATATGTTCAATTTGTGGTAACTTCTTTATGTATTCCAACATCGCCGTTTTGCTTTCCTCGGTTTCGTCGGTTCTGTTTATTACCAACTGAATAACTTCCAAAAGATAATCGCTATCAATACACGCATTATCAACGTCGGTAATATTATACAATGGTTCCGTTATTTCCTTGACGGCTTTAAATGCTTCTTTTGTCAACTTTGCGGCTTTTTTGAATCTCATTTTTTCGCCCTTTTCAAAGCATTTGCCTAAATGGTTTAATTTATCATCAGCGTAAAAAACGCATGTATGTGCCATGTCCGCCAAAAGATACGCCGTATTTGTAAGGAACAACGCTTTTTTTCTTAATTCTTCTTTTTCTTCGTTTGTCATAGTCTTTTGTTAAAACGGTTCTCAAAATGTTTGTATTGTTCGGCGGTTTCCTGCTGCATATTACCGCAAACCGGGCTTTACGGTTTGTTGTGTGGGTGTTTGCGCATAAATTCCGGGTTTTTCTCACGTCCTGCAATTTTAGTATATGCCATTTCCTGCAATTCCTTTTGGCTATACCCTAATAATGCCGCAATATGGAATAAAACAACGTTTACGTCCGCCAATTCGTCGATAATATCATGCGTTCCGGGATTAATTTCGTTTATTTCTCTTTGCGTTTTTTCCCTGCTTAAATATCTTTCAAACGCTTCAAACAATTCGTTGTATTCCTCGGCTAATTTTCCCAATCTTTTTTCTATATTCTTGCCGAAAAGTTTATTCATCTTTTCAAACAATCTCTTTTCGTCAAAGGTCAATCCGGCGGTATTGGCGTCTTTTTCTTCAAAATTAGCCATAAACGTTTGCATATCCATTTTGCCAAATTTTCCGTCCGGTGTCAATACAATAAAATTTCCCTCCGGTACGTCCAACATTACGCCGTTTTCGGTCGGGAATGAATAAACCGCCAAACCTCCGGGCGTTATCGGAATCTGCATTATTCCGCCTCCGGTAAAAATCTGCAATTTTTCCCAATTATCACGCTTTACGGGTAATGCACGAACTTCTAACAATCGGCGGCAATAAATATCCCCGGCGGTTTCGTCCGGCATACCTAAATTTGTGCGCAACTCATTTGGCAAATTTCCCGCCCCTTTTTTGTATTCAACAAAGAATATTGCACCACGCAAAAGGTTTTGTTCTTTAATCGTCCTTACGTCTTTTATTCTTTTTCCGTATCTGCCTTGAACTGCATATATTGCGGCTTCAATTATTCTTTCCTCTTTGTCCGGGGCGTACATTTTAAGTTCAAAGTAATTTTCTTTCTCTGTAACTTCCGGTTCTGTTCCCGTTACATCTTCAATCATCAAAAACGTTTCCGCATCAAACGGAATAAAACTTCTTTTTTCCATATCCAATTAATAAACGGTTAATAATAAAACAATCAGTCCTCCGGAAATTGTGGCGTACAAATCTTTTTTATCAAATACGCCTCCGTGTTTTTTGTTGTAAACCTCACGCAATACCCCGGTTAAAATTACTGCTATCAATGCGATAATACGTGCAATCATTCCCGGAATCCCGATAAATGAAACCAAACGCAAAACCAACATTACAACAATCATTCCCGCTATAATATGCAATAATTTATCGTGCGGGATTGATACTATTAATTGAAATATCTTTTTCATCGCTTTTTTTCTGTTATGTTATACAATTTTCTGAAATATATTACTTTGTTATCGCTCCGGCTTGTTCTGTAACATTTAAGCCCAACCGCCGGACAATCGTCTTTATGGATAACGCAACATGCGCATCTACTCAAACATACAAAATTGCCAACCTTTTCAATCAGTTTATCAGACGGTTTAACCCATCTTTCCGCAATTATTATCATACCCCGGTAAACTGCACGTTCGCCGGGGTTATATTCACGCCCGGGTTCAAACGGATGTGGTTTCTTTATTCTCATTTTCTATCGAACTAACCAACAAATCCAAATTTTCCTCTGTTCCGGAAATTGAAATTCTTGCTTTCCCTGCTCCCATTACCGCCAATTCCGTAATTGTGCAATCATATTTGCCTGCGGATTTTTGAAACTTTGCCGCCTCATTTAATGGCAATATTTTTGTTATCTCTTTCATCGCTCACGTTTTTAGTATTTTACATTACAAAGTTAATAATTTCTTTTGGTTTTTATCCATATCAGCCGGAAACCAACGGAAAAACAAAGCAATTTAATTTCAATATCTAAATAAACGTCATGTCCTTTTACGCCCTCAACCATAACTCCGGGCGTCAAATAAAATTGCTTATACTTCCACAAACTTTGCAGATATAAATAAAACCCTATACGTCCAATATGGAATCCGATTGTTTCCATTTCTCTATCTGTTTTTTTATCTGTTCCCAACTCTTTTTGTCAATTACCATTTTCCGGGAGTATTGTATTATTTCGCCCTTGGTATATACGAGATTATAGATACCCAATTGCCCCTTAATTGGCATTTCAACAACACGTATTGGGTTGCGCATCAGCCAACCGAAACCCTTTGTTATCTTTTCCCGCTTTTCTTTTGGTATTCGGGTGTTTTCCCAATCCTCCGGGGTAAAATATTTTATCGGCTTCACGTCGTACAACTCAACCAATCCCAAAGTAACGCCGCTTTCCATTCCGGGATAAACCGGTTTTGCCGACGAACAAATAAGAACGTCGCCACGGTATGACGTTTTTTTGCTTCTAACTTCAATTGATTTTCGCCCGTAAACAACGCCGTTTTCGTCTTTGTATGCCGCCGTTACCAAATCATTTGCGTATGGCTGTTTGACGGTCAACGCACGCCAACGGTCGTGTTTTTCGGGGTCATATTCTTTGCTATTAAACTGCATAACTTTATTTTTTATCTTTCCCGGCGGGTTCCTTGTAATGGGCAAAACCAATTGGTCGTATCGGTTCCGGCTCCGGAACGGCTGCGTCCTCCTTATTGTATTCAAAAGAAACAATAACCGTTCGCCCCTTTGTCCGTAGCCCAATCAGCCGGGAACCCTCCGGGATTTGAATTTTAAATTCGTTCCTCATTCTCAAAATGGCAAATCATCTTTGTCTTGGTCGGGAATTGGCGGCGGCGGTGTTGGTGCGCCTCCCTGCTGCGTTGTTTGTCCGTCTTTCTTTGGCGACAACATCTCCATATTATACCCGTAAACTTCCGTAATGTATCTTTTTACGCCGTTGTTGTCCTCATAACTGCGGGTTCTTATTTTCCCCTCAATATAAAGTTTATCGCCCTTTTTTACATACTCTTTTGCAATCTTTGCCAATCCATTTTGCAAAACAATATTGTGCCATTCGGTGCGCTCCGGTACTTCTGTACCATTTTCCGTTTTAAATGCTCTGTCAGTTGTCGCCAACGTGAATTGCGCAACCGAACCGCCGTTGTCGAAATCTTTATACTCCGGGTCTTTTCCGACGTTACCCATTAAAATAACTTTGTTTACACTCATAGAAATATAGCTTTAAAAATCCAACTTCCAATGCTCCATAACGTCCAAATGTATGACGCAACCGTTAACGCCACGAACGTATAAAATACAATTTTATATCCGGTTTGTTTTTTGATTTTCATCTACTTAAATTTTACAGCATCCAACAAATATTCTTTTTTCATATCCGACCATCCGGCGGCATGATTTATCGCTTTCCGGTCGTCGTCGTAAACAAATCCAACTATCCAACCGCCGACGTTTGATTGTTTTATTAGTCTTACCAATTTACCGACGAAAAAAGAACGGTATCGGTAATATGCTGAATTTTCACTAACAAACAAAACCCGTCTTTCTGCATTTATTTCGGGCGGATTTTCGATTTGCGGGCGTTTCTCCCTTTCCGGGTACCTTTGTACCCTTTTAAAATCATTTTGGATTGAACGGCGGGAAATTGCCCCGTAATCGGGTGTTCTTTTTTTCGTCCTCATATTTTCAAACTTCTGTATTCGTTTTTAAGCAATTCAATAATCCGGACGTTGCCCGGATATATACGCATTTTCGTTTTATCCCCATTCTCCCAACATGAATGATGTTCAAAACATAGTATATTTATATTTCTTGCATCATGCGCCATTTCGGGAAACGCTCCACGGGTCAATATATGCGAACAATAAACGGCGGAATAATTCCGTAACGGCTTTAAACATTCTTCGCATCTGTGCGGCTTATGCTCCCAAACCCACCGGAAAAACCGTTGGTTGGCAACGGGAATGTCGCCACGTCCTAAAACGCAATTCCCGAACACTTCCCGTTGTAACTCAACACGCAACCGTATATCTAACCGAAAATTACGAATATCCAATAACGGTTCGTAACCACGTGCAACGCAATATTCATATTCGCAACGCTCGGTCAACAATATTGGCTCCATTACATATTGTCTGTATCGTCTGCCGGGTCTGCCATTTCCGGGAACATATCATTTTCATTTTCGTTGTCTGCATCATTTACATAAACTAACGGGTTGGGTTCCCCATCAGCCCCGAACAAATCCATTTGCGCCTTTTTGCCCTCAAACAGAAATTCGTAAACCTCGTTTTCAATATCGCAAACAATGTTTTCCAACTCTTCCTCAAAACCGAACGTTTCAACGTTATATTTCATTCGTGGGGTATTGATTGCTGTTTTCTGATTGTTTGATATGGTAAACAATCCGGTTAAAACGACGCCTACGTTATCATCTTGCCCGGACAAAGAAACGCCCCTAACCTCTATATTGTCCAAACATTCTTCCGCAAATTCGGCTGCAATATCTGTTTGTTTCTTTGTTGCTTTAAACTCCGGCGTTGCCATCATGGTTTTAAATGACGTTATGTTGAATACACGTCCCATAATCGGGCGCAAATCATTAAACAAATGACGCAAATCCGGGTGTATGTCTTTTGCACTCAATACATGGTATTTGTTCGTGTAACTCTCATTTCCGACAACTTCCGTTACTTCATAATGTACGTCTAACCCGCCATCTTTCAATAACTTTACTTTCGATAATGAAAACTTTTCCTTTGTAGGAATCGGCATAACATTTTGTTTTTTTTCGCTCATAATTTTTAATCTTTATTGTTTCCCGGTTCCTCCGGGTCGGTTTCTTCTTGGAAATACTCGCACGGTTCATCATCAGCACAACGACCGGACAAACAACATACCGGATAATCCACGCAATCAATGCACATTTTTTTTTCGTTCATAATTTAAAAGTCTGTTTCATTTAACAATTTTGCAACCTTGTTTTCCGGCTCTGCATCCGGTGCAAATATCGGTTTCGGGTCGTGAACTAAAACTTCCCTTTTTACCTTTTTGGTCTTTGCGGGTTCCGGTTCCGGGTTAAACTTCAATTGTTCCGCCGGATATTCTTTTGGTTTCAGTTCTATAATACCATTTTCCACCAAAACCGGAATACAACGTTTGCAGGCTTTCACGTCCTCCAACGCATCATGCGCCGGGAATGTTTCGCCGGGGAAACATTTATTATAAAGTTCTTCCAACGTCGGGAATTTTCCGGGGCGTCCATTTGCAAACATTGCGCCGACAAATTTAATTGTTTTCATCATGGTATCAATTCGTTTTCCCTTAAACAATGCGTCCTCGGCTTTTTCGTCGTAATACTCACGCCCCATAATTCGCAATATCATTGCTTTTACAATTGACGTATCAAAGTAAATGTTGTGTCCTACTAACAAACGGGCTTTTTCGCAATCCTCCAAAAATTCGCCTATAATATCAGCAAATGGGACGCCCTCGGCGTTTGCTCTCTCTGCTGTAATTCCGTGAACTTCTGTTGACGCTTCCGGTATTTCCCATCCCTCCGGCTTAATAATGTAGAAACGTTCCTTTTCGTTTACCGCCCATGCCAATTGCACAATATTTGGAAATTCCGCAAAATCAACGTCCCATTTTGCGCCCTTTGGGGGCAACCCGGTTGTTTCACAATCGAACGTCAAAACATCTTTCATAATGTCGTTTATCTCATTTCCTTTGCTGTCTTTCAATGTTACTTTTTTCATAATCAAATTTCATTTGGGTCTGCAATATATATATAATATTCTTCACTTGCAATCTGCTTTAAATGCTCAATATGTTCTATCAATTCCGCATTGCTCAACTCTGCAATTGTCCGCAACCGGGTTTCATATTTCCCGGTGTTAATATCCGGGGTCTGCTCATACATAACCGGGGACAACTCACGCAAACGGCGTTCCGTCTGTTCCTCTGTCAGACGCTCCCCGGCTTCCCATATACCCGACCGGAACGTTGGAACAACATAATTGAAATAATACCCTTTCAAAGCCTCCGATGAACCGGGAGACGCAACGGTAAAACGTGCAATTATTCGGCTTCCTTTGTGCATGGCAAAGAATTGGTTCAACTCTCCAAAATACATTCGTAATTTGCCATCATTACCGATATTACCACTACTTGAAATTTCACGCCTTTTCATTTTTATACCTCCACATATAACCTTTATGATTTTTTCTTTCTCCTTTGCATACCTTACATATTGCAATTGGGGAAAATCCGTTTATTTTAGCTGCTTCATTAATACTATTGTACTCTTTTACAATAACTCCATTTTTCAGCTGTAACACTGGCTTGCTTATAACTCGTGCAGATAATTTTAATTTTGACAATGTTATCGGATTATTATTATTTTCTAATCTTGTTACCCAACGAAGATTTGAAACATTATTATTACTTCTATTTGTATCAATATGGTCAACAAATTGCTTTTTATGTGGATTTTCAATAAATGATTTTGCAATTAAAACGTGAACTAAATACGTTTTATGAAAATCTTTTTTCCTTAATCCAACTATCTTATATCCATTTAGATTTGCTTGTTTTAAAAATCTTTCATTAATGGTTTGTTTCCATCCATTTTCCCGTGAAATGACTCTTTGCAATGATTTTACACGCCCCAAATTACTAACTTGATATATCCCTGCATATCCGGGAACATCTTTCCAAATTTCATTTTCCATAATTGCCAACTTTTAAGAACTGCCAACAAATAAGAAACGGGGACGGGCTGTTGGCTTGCCCTTTCGGTCGGTAGCTACTCCGACCTATCCCCATTGCAAATATAGATATTATTTTTATTTTTCATTCAATATGTATTTGATAAATTGTTACAAATACCGTACCACCACCGTAACAATTGTACAAACTATTTTTTAATACTTTCATTGTCTTTCTTTTCTTGTTCAAGAAATTGTTTCATTGTAGTATTAAACGCTTCGCCGCCAACTTCCAATATAAACTTTCTTTCGCTGCTTGAATATCCCTGCAACTTCTTATCCATTGCATTTGCATACAATACCGTCATTTGTCCCGGTTCAAAAACTCCTCGTTCCTGCAAACGGTATATCGGGTGCCGCTTCAATGGTGCGTCCGCCATCATTCCGGCTTTTCTGCGGGTGTTTTCCAAATCGGAAATAACCACTTTCAGATTATTATAAAAAGCGGGTGTTTTCAACACGTCCGCAATTGTCATTTCTTTAACTTCCATATTGTTTTGTTTAAGGGACGCCGGGGAACCGACGCCCCGGTTAATTACTCGCTTTCTGTGTATTCCTCAATAATCAAATCGTCCTGCCCTCTTTTAACTTCTTCAATGAATCCTTGGAACCCGTTTTTCTTGGCAATATCAATAATTGCTTGCAATCTCTTTTCGCCCAAACTTTCGCCCCTCGCTATGCGGAACACTTTAACGGTTGGATTGCTGGCAATAATAAGTTTTGCGGCAACTTCCATAATCTGCGAATCTGAAACTTTTCCGGCAATAAATGGTACGTCATTTAATACCAATCCGTCGTCAGTGAATGAAAGTCCGGATATTGGCAATTTTGCCGACGAAATAAGTTTTTCACGCTCTGCGGATAATTTGGCAATATCTGAATCCATCTTTTCGGCTTCTGCTCTTTTGTCGTCTGCCTGCTTTTTCTTTGTCAGATAATCGGCAACTTTTGCAGCCTTTTTGTTGTGTTCCTCTGCCTTTCTCAATTGCTCGGCTGTATCTAACTTTTCCGGGTTGTTTTCCTCATACTTCGCCAACCAATTTTCCGCATTTGCTTTGCGTTTCTCAAAATCGGATTTTTCTGCCTCAATCTGTGCAACGGTTTCTTTGTAGGTTTGTTCTGCCATCGCCATTGCCTTTTTTGCCGCCTCAATCGCCTTTTCGTATGAATCTTTGGCGGCTTCCATACGGGCCGGAATTTCCTCCAACTGCTGCGTTCTCTGTGCTAACGCCGAACGTACGGTTTTTGCCTTTTCTATCAATTGGGCGTTTTCCTGCTGTTCTCGCATCAGTTCGGTAATGTCCTTTGGTTTGGCATACGTTTTCAAATCCTCTGTTGTCAATCCCTGCCCGGCTGCGTCTGATATGGATTTGTAAGTTTTCAAATCCCGGTTCACTCCGGTACGCTCTGTTTTCAACCCGGCAACCTCTGTATCAATTTCAGCAATTCTTTTGCGTACATTTTCCGGCAACAATGCCTTGACAACTTCAATTTGTTTGCGGCGTCCCTCGGCTGTTTCCGACCAACGGGAAAATTCCACGGCGTCAAAATCTGTATAACCGAAAATCTTTTGCAACATTGAAACGTTATCGCTTTTCATTCCGGTTGTCTTTGATTTTATTGATAACGTTCCACGTGGGTTTGCCTTTGTAAACTTCAATTCAACCTCGTATTCCTCGCCGTCGTCTCCGACAATCATTTTTGCAAAACCTTTGCTTTCTCCATTCTTCAATACGGCGTCACGGTTCCCGGTCAACAAAGCCCCAATTGCTTTTAATACCGTTGATTTTCCCAACTCATTATCCCCGGTAATGAAATAAACATTACCGTCAAAATCTGCGTTAAACTCTTTAATTACTTGGAAATTTACCAATTCTAATTTCTTTACTATCATAATGCTCTCGGTTTGTGTCTTTCGGCGGTTAATATTATTTTTTTGTTTCTCTCATTCTTTGGTATATCATTGTTTGCACCTTAACAAATGCGTCCCGGCTTTCTTTCGCTTCCTCAACCGTGCAATCAGCAATGAAATTTTCCAAACGCTTGTATAATTCGTTCAACTCTTTGTCGCTTATTGCGTGCCGGGTTGCTCCTACTTCATCTATAAACATATCAAAACAACATTTGTATTTCAGAAATCTTATATCCTAACTCTTTTGCAATTTCTATTGCACATTCAACGTTTTCTATTCCATCAAACATCAATGTTTTTGTTTGATAATCTATGCCATAAAATGAAACTTCATTATTATGCGCATTAATACCGTTTTTGTGAATCTCTAATAACTTCATAGTTTTATAATTTATCCGGGAACCCGCCCGGTCGGTGTTTGTCGTACTCTGAAAGATTTTGGCTTTATCACTTCATTTAATCGGTTACCGAACCATCATTTAACCCTTTGTAGATACCGTTGCTTACTTTCTACTCTTACGAACTTAATCTTTCAACAGTCTTTTTGCATTTTGGTTAGACTGTGGGGTCTTTCGTTGTTTGACACTGCAAATATACGCATAACATTTTAACTACCAAAATTTTTTCTTTTTATTTTCAAAAAAAAACAATAAACCCGGAACGTTATACATTCCGGGCATAAATCAAAATAGCCTCATTTGTTTATCTGTTATTTTAGCAACAATTGCATCAACTTCACTTTCTAATTTCTTGCAGGTCGCTAATATTTCCGGGCGACGTTGCGCAAAATATCTGCGTTGATTATGACGCAATTGTTTTGTTAATTCAATAAAATAATCAAAGGCATATTTCCATTCATAACCGTATGCAATTGAAACTTTATGTTGGCAACATCTTGTTATTAAAGAATGGTCGTAACCATATTTTTTACATGCTTCATCAATACTTTCAAAATAACCTATCAATTCCCCGTTCTTAAACTGAAACAAAGGTTTTGAATGTAAACAACATTTGCCACGTTTCCCATAAAAAGGACAATTTTCTCCACTTTTAGATAATACAATACGTTCTTTTGTTATTGGGTTATTATTATTTTCTTTTATAGTAACCCATCTTAAATTATCAACAGAATTATTTTTTCTATTTCCGTTTCTATCAATTTCATATTCTTTAAAATCCGGAATACTTATTTTTTCCGGATTTTCGATTTGCGGGGCTTTTTCTTCTTCCATGTATATTTTATCCATTTTGAAATTAAAATCGCTCTACGTGGCTAAAACAAACGTTCGTGCATGTTGCTTGGTAAATTCTGACGCACCCAACCGGGGTTGTTGCGCAAAATGTATCGTCCAAAGTGCATTATCAACGTGGCGTCGGCGTTCCACAATGTCGGTTTCAATTCCGGGTACAAATTCCCGGCAACCTCTTTGTATCTGCGTTTTCGCTCGTTCTTTTCTTCTTTTTTTCGTGTCGTCTTTGCTCGCAACTTCAATTCGTTTTGCCATTTCATAGGGTGTACCATAACAAACGGAATGTCGCAAACTGAAATGATTGCTTTCAATTGCTCAAAGTTTGCCATCATCTTTTGTATTCGGTACAATTTACCCATATTTACGCCATCGGCACCCGGCGTTACATCATCCGGGCGCACGCTCAATTTTTCCAAAAAGACAATTGGCGAACAAATGGTTTTCAGATATTCCAAATAATTACGCAAATCTGTTAAATCCTTTGGCATTTGTATTGCCTTGATATTTTGATTTGGTCGCCATGTTACAATACCGCCATTGCTTCCCGGGTCAATTCCCACTACTGCTGAAATTCTTATATTTTTTTCCATATATAACCTCCCGCTTTCTTTGATATCCCTTTTATATTATTTGAAATAGATGTTATAATTTTCATAATTAAAATAAAACTTGTTGTCTTTGAAACTCAATTAATCTTTTCTTTGCTTGTTCATAATAAACCGGGTCTTTTTCAATTATAGTTAAATCAAAGCCCAATTTATGTGCGGCTATTGCATGGCTCATACTTCCGCCGTGCGTGTCCAATATCCTTTGACCGGGTTCTGCAAAATTTTGTAATAGCCATTCATATAATATTATTGGTTTTTGTGTGGGGTGTATTTTTTCTTCTTTGACTGAACTTTTACCTTGTAAATTTCCATAATATCTATAATCAAAACATTTTGCAGGACAATTAAAATTAGTCCACGCAAACTCACCATCTGAAAAGTTAGGAACCGGATTTTGTTTGTACCAAAATATAAAACATTGGCATGGAGGCAATTTATAATAATTTCCACCCCATATTATACATTTATTAGAAATTCTGAAAAGTTCGTCAAAATAAATATCATTTGGTATATCATTATCCCAATTCTTTTTTTCATGCTTTGACCTTGCAGGTTTTGCAGCGTAATCAATTCCGTATGGCGGGTCAACAATTGCCAAATCAAAAGATTTATCACTTTGGGATTGCATAAACTCCATGCAATCCCCGTTTATTAATGTTATGTTTCCACATTTTTCAATTTTCATCTTTATATCCTCCCGCTTTTGTAAAATAACCTATTACGCCAATTATAAAGCAAACAATAAATAGTTCCATATTTAAAACTTCATGTAGTTATCAACTTGCATTTCCTCGGAAATCATCCGGTCAAATGCTTTTATAATCTCCTTTTTCCGGGCAACCTCAAACGCCGTAAAATCAATTTCCGGGCTTTCGGTTCCTTTTCGGCGAACTTGAAACGCTGTATATTGGTTTATCATTCCACGGGCTACACGCTGCATATACCGGGCAAACGCTTCTTTGCGGTCGTCCTCTTTAACTTGTACATCATCAGCCAACCCGCATTTTTGCAACCATTCATACAAAAACATATCATCAGTTAGCCCCAATATTAATTTCCCGGTGTATTTGTAGCAAAGGAAAATATAACGGTTCCGCCATTGTCTTTGTATCTCAAATTGCCGTATTTGCTGCGGCGTCATTTCGCCTTTTGGTTCCGGCAATACTTTAAACGCTTTGTCAATTACGACGTTCTGTTTTCGCTTGTATGCGTTCAATATCTTTGAAAGATAATCCGCATTGAATTGCTGATAATGATTTTTATCCGGGTTCCCGTGTTTATCTTTCGGCAAAAATTCGTCTAATTCCCCGGTCGTCGCCAACTCAAAAGCTATCTTAATATCCGCCAACGTCATATCAGAGTGATAACGTTTCAGAATATCCAACAACCGGGATTGTATATAATTCCAATCATTTTCATTCTGTGGTATTATATAACCAACGTCCATTGCTATACGCTTAAACAACAACGAAAGATTTTCAACTAATTTTGCATCGTCAATTTCCGCAATTGGTGTTTTTGTTGACGCTGCGAAAACATATTTTTCAACTGGGTTTAATGCTTTGGCAACCTCCGGCAATTGCATCATTCTACGGCGTACTTCAATGGCTTTTGTTCCGGGCTTGGTATTATATATTTCTAAAGCCGTATTTTCTTTTTTTTCAATAGCTCCCATATCAATCAAAATCATTGTTTAAATACTTCATCATATCCGCAATTTCTTTGCTGCTTTGCTGCTCTGTCTTTACGGAACGTTTCATTTTTTCCCATTTTTCGTATTTTTCGGGGGTTGAATCATATTCTAACGCCGCCCAACCTTTTGAAATGCTTTCTTTTATCAGAATCAGCGCAAATTCTTCCGGGTATTTACT